TGCCCTCGGTGGAAACCCTTCGATTTAAACCAAGGGCGAGAGCATGTGTAAGAGGCTTCATCTGTTGTTTTCCACGACAACGGATCGGATTATATATGAATTCTAGGAAGTGTCAAATTGTCCCCAAATCTTGATGGATATTTCAGAAAATCGTATGCACCTAGTCTGGCGCACGTTTGCTTTAACTCTTTACCATCGTAGAATTCAGTCGTAGTGCCGTTGCTCATTTTGGTAGGGGTTGCCACGTTCTTTTTCTCATGTAGTGCCGCCAATCCATATCCCGTGATATGCCATGTATCCTCAATGTTTACAACATAGCCAAAGTTCTGCAAGTCATTGAGGTAGTTCTCAAAATGAACGCTCACATTGCCAGCATTGTTGTCTCCATGAGTAAACCCTTTTAAGGGGCTAGGCTTGTGTTCTAGCCTTCTGAGCATCTGCTTGTGATAAGTCTTTAGGTACATAAAATCTCCTTGTTTTGTCAGACCATCCTACGCTTAAATTTATTTTGTCAACCTAGGGTTTGTCCTAGTATTCAAACATTTATTTTCATTGACAATTCATGCACCACAACAAGTGGGTTACTAAACAGGAGTTAATGATGACAGTAAAAATTAGTGATTTCAAACATCAGATATGCGTCTACCTTGATGGAGTTGGCGAGTGCTTAGTGTGTTTCGACATACTGACCCCAAGCGATGAACTTGACGCTGACCATAGCGATGACTATGAGATTGACTTTGCAGTATTTGATGAGCAAGACAAGCCCATCACTTACGACATCAGCAAAAGACACTACAACCGCTGTGAGAACAAAGCAACAGATGAGATGCTCGACATTACGACTGCATGGCGTAAAGACTGGGAGGGTTCTGTATGACGGAACATAAATTTAAAGAACTGAGACAAGATGACCAGAAAGCAAATTCAAATGACTAAGCATGAAATGGTTAGTTTCTTACGCATGGCGGCAGTCGAGGAGAACACGATTACTGCTATGAATAACGCCTTCGATATGGGCGTAGAGAACGAGCGAGACATCGTTTGTTCCATCATCTTTGGCATGATAGATGACCATGCTAAAGCCCAAACAATTGTAGATACCATCCGAATAAGGGAGTGAAAAATGACGGATCAAGAAAAGTTAAATAAAGCCTTCCACGAACTTGATTATGAAGACGAACTGGCGGTCAATGTCGTCATGTATCAGACTGAAGCAGAGCATCTCAAAGCAGAGATAGTAGAGTTGCACAGAATCCTTGCTGAACATGAATTGCAGTTGCGAATCAAGAACGAAATGATTGCAGAGATACACAAAGTATTGGGGACGATATGAACATGAAATATACATTTGAGGAAGTCTTAAAACGATATTCCCATGTGCATTACTGCTGTTATTGCTATGAGCCACAAGACGAGAAAATATCTTGTTGTCAGGAAAATCATTTCATCCAGTTGAAAGACTTTGACCACGAAACACAGATGGAAATAGCAAAGGCAGAATACGATGCTCAATGATTATTCAACATCTCTAATGAACATCGAAAGATCAGTGAAAACCCTAGGTGAAATGTGTCTAAACAAGAGTTATACTGGTTTCTATTCAGAGATAAACATAATCATTTCAAACCTGATTTCGTTAAGTCACTGGATAGGTCAAGAGCAAGTTAAACAAAGTCAATATTTAAACAGGAGTAAAGAATGAATGTATATCAAAAACTAAACGAGGCGAGAGCCAAGTTCCACAAGAAAGCCCTCAAGAAGTCTGGTCACAACAAGTTTGCTGGCTACAACTATTTTGAGTTAGGTGATTTCGTAATCCCCGCAATTGAGATATTTAACGAGGTAGGTCTTACTTCCATCATCCGCTTTGGAAAAGAGATTGCTGAGTTTATTGTTGTCAATACAGAAAAGCCTGACGAGATCATCGTCTTCACAAGCCCTATGTCTTCAGCCGCCCTTAAAGGTTGCCATGAAGTGCAGAACCTTGGTGCTGTGCAAACCTACCTTTCCCGCTACCTTTGGGTGTCGGTGCTACACATAGTCGAGCATGATGCGTTAGACGCTACAACAGGCTCTAAAGTGGTAGAGGAAGGCGCTCCAGATGAAGGCAAGATGCTTGACTACATTGCGGCTATTGAAGCCACTACAACAGTTGATGAACTAAAGAACATCTACATTGAGGCATTTGCGGCTACTGATGGAAACAAGGCATGGCAGACCAAGATGATTGCCGCCAAAGATGCTAAGAAGAAGGTGCTGAAATGAAAACACCAGCATTTCCAACAAGCAACTGGACGCAGATAGCGCCGTACTCTAGCGGATACAACGAAGGCATGACCTTGCGTGATTACTTTGCGGCTAAGGCTATGCAAGCATTGATTTCAGAGCCATCTTTAAAAGCAACTATGGATGAGTTTGCTCACAGGGCTTATCAAATAGCAGACATTATGATGGAGGAGAGACAGCCATGAGTGATGCAAAAGTTATTGATGGCAAAAAGGTTTTTTCTACAACAGATTTAAGTGGCTATTACGGATTAACTTTGTCTGCTTCTTTTCTGGAAAAGGTTTCTAAAGCAAAACCCGTAAAAGTAAATCAAGGCGTGTATTGGTATGTCAATGACTTGCCTCAAATTGCGTCTGATTTGGTTAAATATTTTGCTCATTGCATCCCAATGGCAGTCAAACTAAAGGAAAAACATGAGTGAAGAAATCGTACAGGGAACTGATGCTTGGAAGATGTTGCGTCTTGGAAAAGTTACTGCTAGTAGAGTAAAAGACATTGTTGCCACCACTAAGTCGGGTTATTCAACAAGTAGAGACAAGTACATGACGCAGTTGTTGTTGGAACGCCTGACAAACTCAGTAGCAGAATCGTATAGCAACGATGCAATGGCTTGGGGAACTGAGCAAGAGCCATTTGCTAGAGCCGCCTATGAGTCCAAGATGGGCGTATTGGTTGACGAGGTAGCGTTTGTTAACCATCCTACGATTGAGCAATCAGGCGCATCTCCAGACGGGATTGTTGGAGAGGGCTTGGTTGAACTGAAAGCCCCAATGTCGCATACGCACTTGGAAAGCATTTTGGGCGGCATTGACGATCAGTATAAAGTGCAAGTCCAGTGGCAGATGGCCTGCACAGGGGCTAAATGGACAGACCTATGTTCATTTGATCCAAGATTTCCCGCAGAATTGCAATTAGTTATCAAGCGTTTTGAGCGTGATGATGCCTTTATTGCAACGCTGGAAAAAGAGGTTATCAAGTTCTTGGCTGAACTCGATGACAAGTTAAATAAAGTTAAATCAAGAGGTTAATATGGAAAAACGTGATAACTCAGGTGTTCTTTTTAAGAATGATAAGAAAGAAAATGATCGTGCGCCTGATTACAAAGGAAATATCATGGTAGATGGTCAGGAATATTGGCTGTCTGCTTGGATAAAAGAAGGTAAGACGGGTAAGTTTATGGGCTTGGCAGTATCTCCACGGGATGCACAGCCACCAGCAAGCAAGCCTTTGCCTAAAGACCTAGAAGATTCTGAAATCCCATTCTGATCTGCCGTGTTTACGCATCTTAATCTAGCGTGGTTGATGTGACTGATTAAGACGTTTACCTGCGGCAGACATTGTGTGATTTACAGGTAGACACTTTCGAATATGACGGAGGGCATATAGGAATCAACCGACCCTCCACTAACATTCAATTTAACAGGAGTTCACAAATGAGTTTTAATAGGGATTCACAAATGAGTATATTAGACAAAACATGGTTTGATGGTGGAGTAGAGAAGTTCTTTGGTTCAAAGTCATTTGTCAGAGCAAGGATCATTGATCCATTAACAAGCCACATGGCGGCTGAAAGCGTTACCAATGTAGCACCAGCGCACATTGAGGTCATTCATGCTTGTTTAAAGCGGTTTGGGCCACTAGGTAAGGATGGAATAGCCAAGCAAACTGGTCTGAGAAATGACCAAGTATGGCGTAGGTTGCCAGAGATGCAGAAACTAGGGATGATTGGGTTAACTGGTAAGACAGTTGCATCAAATTCTGGTAGACAAGAGCGTGAGTGGATCATCCTATGAGCCTGTGGCGCAAACGCAACAATGTTCACCATAATGAACAAAAACCTGATCATTTGGTCAATATATTGCCCAATTTAAGTATCAAGTCGGAGGATTTAAGTATGCAATCAAATATGATATGGGTTGATCCACCAGAGGGATGGAAGTATGGTTTTCCCGCCATATATGACCCTGTTAATGATGGCAAGATGCGTGACTGGATTGTCAGAAAAGGCTATCCACTTCTGACAATTAAGGAATATGGTGAGCAGTGGATGGTTAGGACTTGGCCTGTGGAAGTGAAACCTTCCGATGAGTCTTAATTATTTTATCTCGTACGGGTAATAAATGCTAAAAATCACTTAGAGGAAATACCATGTTAGAAACTATTGCTTGGGTACTTATTTTGATAATTAGTGGCGGCGTAATTGTTGTTACTACATTTGTTGCAATCTTCATGCTATCGGAGGAAAAATGAAAATAACTATTGAATATAATGATGTCATAGAAGCAAAACAGGCCATCCACGCACATGATGTGTGGACAGCCCTGCTAGACATCAATGAGGCAATGCGCTCACATACTAAACACGATGTTTCTGAAACACAAACAATAGCCAGTATTAAAGAAATCTTGTCAGATGTGAGCCAGTTGCTTTACTCTTGATCTTCGTCTTCTTCTTCTTCTTCTTCTAACTCAAGCCACTCGTCTTCGTCTTCGTCATAGTACCAAGTCACGCCATCAGAGTCGGTAAATGACATCAATTCGATGTCTTCCTCAACTTCTTCAGCCCAGCCACACTCTTCTTGTTCTGCTATATACGCTTGCAATATAGCAACTTTGTTGAAGTCGTCTGTCTTGATGGTGATAGTCTCTTCCCAACCTAAGTTAATCTCTACTGTATACATAAAAATCCTTTTAAGAAACATTGATGATCTGACCTCTAAACTCAACCTGACCTTCATCCCACTTATGAACCAACTCAGGCCATAGCAGTTTCCCATC